GTTACAATTAACAGCAGCGGCAGAACAAGCAAGTTTAGCTTTAATCGCGTTTTTACTACAGGAACAAGTGCGTCTTCAACAGACACAGCACTTGATTTTCGGGACAATGGTCAGTCACAAGGCACCATTAAATACAACCGAGGTGGTGTGCAGTTCAATGAAACTTCAGACGTTCGCCTAAAAGAAAACATTGTAGACGCTCCTTCTGCCTCAAATAAAATTGACGCTATTCAAATACGATCATTTGATTGGACCACAGGTGGTGAACACAGGGAATACGGAGTAATTGCACAAGAATTAAATACCGTTTGTTCGTTTGCAGTTTCAGCACCGGATAATGACGATGAATATTACGGTGTAGATTACTCCAAGCTAGTGCCTATGATGATTAAAGAAATACAAGAGATGCGTGCCAGGCTTGCTGAGCTGGAGGCGTCCAGCTAATGGCGACGATCCTTTCATCAGCAGTAACAATACCGGCTAATTACATAGCTCAAGGGTATGTTTCGGATGGGAACTCGTACGCAGAAGAGGGCTACGTAGAGGATCTGCGACCGCCTACCTCAACTATTTTTATCGGTTCAACCTTTATCTCGGTTAAAATATGGGATGACGTTAACGAGCCTGTCGATACATGGACAGACATTGGGTCGCCAACGCAACTATGGGCTGCGCAGCAAGGCTCTTCATTGACGTGGAGTGACACTAACGGCTCACTGCCGTCTGGGGGCTGGACTAAAATTTACACCACAGAAAATCCATTTGGGTAACTAGACATGGCAGACACTACAACGACAACTTACTCCCTAACGAAGCCAGAGGTCGGGGCTTCAGAAAACAGCTGGGGAACTAAGATAAATACGAACCTTGATTCTATCGATAATCTTCTTGATGGTACAACGGCTATTCAGCCAAACCTAACAGAAGGGTCGTGGCAAGTCGGGGGTGTTGCTGTCACATCCACGGCTGCTGAGCTAAACGTCCTTGACGGCGTTACAGCGACTGCAGGAGAGCTAAACGTGCTTTCCGGCGTCACCTCTACCGCAACAGAGTTAAACCTCTTAGACGGCGTTACAGCGACCACAGCAGAGCTTAATATTTTAAGTGGCGTAACGGCAACAGCCGCTGAAATAAATGTGCTAGACGGCTCCTTGGCGACCACAGGAAACTTAAATAAGCTTAATGCGATCAGCGCTTCTGCCGCAGAGCTAAACTTATTAGACGGCTCCGTTGCCGGGACTGTCGTAAACGACAAGGCGGTTGTTTATAGCGCAGCCGGCGAAGTAAAAGCGACGACACTGTCGATTGGTGATTGGGTTATCAAGGTTGATACAAATGAGCTGGTGTTTGTATACAACAGCACGGAGGTATTCAAAGTGGCCACAACGGGCGCAGTGACATCCGCCAATGATGTAACCGCTTTTGGTACTATCTAATGGCCCTCACAAGTAGTGGTGCCTTATCTCTTAGCGAAATCCAGACGGAGTTTGGTGGCTCTAACCCTATTTCTATATCTGAGTATTACGCAGCAGCAACCGGAGTGCCTGCCTCGGGCGAGATTGCCGTTACTGACTTTTACGGCACGAGCGCTATCGACGTATCAATATCAGACGGAACAATATCTGACGTCCAGGGAGGCGGCGGCCTATCTACTGCTAAGTTCCAAGTTAATACTAACGGCACGATTACCACCTCTGGGAACACTTCGTCTTATTCAGATACAACATGGCACCTACCTACGTCAGTCGGCATTGGGTCTAGTTATCAAATAAGGGTCACCGCGACCGGCGACACAGGCTCATTAACGGGCACTTTAAATACGTGGCAAACAATATCTTCATTTAGGTCTTGGCAGCTTTCTACGTCAAGCACTCAGAAGTCTGTAGCCTTGTCTGTTTCTATACGAGACGTTTCTACCGAGACAGTTCAAGACACTGCGTCAATCTCAATTATTGTGGAGTCAGGATTCTAATGCCTATAGAAGCGCTGCAAATACAACCGGGCGTGTATCGCCACGGAACTGACCTAGAGGGCGCAGGACGCTGGCGTGACGTGAACCTTGTCCGTTGGCGCAGTGGGTCGCTGCAGCCTATTGGTGGTTGGCAGGAGCGAACAAAAACAGGTGACACACTAGATAAGCCAGCAAGGGGCTCCCTTGGCTGGATTGATAATTCGTTCGACACAAATATAGCCGTGGGCACTTATCAGAAGCTGTTCCACATTAGCGCCTCTGGTACTGTCAGAGACATTACCCCAGTAGGGTTTGCTACAGGCAATCAAAACGCGGCAATCAATATTGGTTACGGCGGTAATTTCTACGGCAATGGATATTACGGCACTCAACGCGAGTCTAACGGCGTCTACGAAGAAGCAACGACATGGGCCCTAGACACGTGGGGGGAGTATTTAGTTGCGTGCTCAGTAGATGACGGAAAGCTTTACGAATGGCAACTAAGCCCATCGGCTGTCGCCGCAGTTATAGCCAATGCCCCAATAAACAATCTTGCGCTTGTAACAACTGGTGAGCGATTTCTTTTTGCGTTAGGTGCTGGCGGCAACCCTCGGAAAGTTCAGTGGTGCGACAAAGAAAACAACACCGCATGGACGCCTCTTAGCACAAACGAAGCTGGCGACTTTGAGCTATCTACAAACGGCGAGATATTAAGTGGTCATAGGTTACGTGGGAAAACACTAATCCTAACAACGACAGACGCCCATACAGCCACGTACATAGGCCCTCAATTAGTGTTCCAGTTTGAGCGGGTTGGTACATCGTGCGGTTCTATATCTCGTCATGCGTGCATTCCTAGCATGGAAGGCGCGTTTTGGATGGGCCAAAAGGGATTCTTTATATATAACGGATCTTCTGTCCAAGAAATGCCCTGTGACGTCCTTGACTACGTCTTTAACGATATCAATACCGCACAAAGGTCGAAGGTGTTCGCTGTTGATAACTCGCAGTATGGCGAAGCATGGTGGTTTTATCCGTCTGGTAACTCAAACGAGAACGACCGTTACGTTGTTTATAACTACAAAGAAAATTACTGGAACATCGGAGAGCTAACAAGGACTACAGGATTTGACGCTGGCGTTTTCCGTCAACCGATTATGTTTTGCGAGTCCGGCAAAGTTTATGATCACGAGATCGGCTACTCACATGGCGGTACAGCTCCTCATGCAGAATCAGGGCCTATCGCTTTTGGCTCAAATATTGTTAAGGTAAACGAAATAATCCCTGACGAGAAAACGCAAGGGGAAGCAACGCTGACGTTTAAGTCTCGGTTCTACCCTAACGGAGACGAGTCTACTCACGGTCCATTTAGTATGGGTAACCCAGTAAGCGCAAGATTTTCAGGTCGGCAGATTAGAATGCGCGTGAATGGCACTGAGCTCAAGAACTGGAGATTTGGAGTTCCTAGACTCAATATCCTACCAGGCGGCAATAGATGAGCTCTGCACCTTCTCCATTAGGCCCAGAATGGAAGGCTTGGGGCGAGCGCATAGTCGAGTACCTTAACAGGGCGAGATCTAGGCTGGTCTTTAAGCTGTCAGGCGACAGTGCCAGTGAAAACGGCATTATATTGTGGGACAACGTAAACCAGTACCCTGTAGTAAGCTCTGGGGGATCTTATAAGGAGATAGTTCTTGCACACGCGCATGGTGATTTTACTGTTGCGTCAGACCTCACTTATGCAGCAAACGGCACGACATACGCAATCACGTACGTTGGCGACTCTAACAATGCAGGGTTGACGCAAAACGGCTCCCAAATCGTGTTCTCAGAAACCGGTTACTACTTAGTAAGCTTCTCCGCTCAAGTCTATTCAACATCAGGTAGCACGGTAGAGTTTGCGTTTTGGCCAAGTGTTAATGGAACAAATATTTCTGGCAGCACAATTCGCACAGCCTTGCATGGCAACGGAGAAACTACTGTGGTGAGCAGGGCGGCAATATTTCATATAACCGCTAACGACTACTTAGAAGTAAAAACTGCCACAGATGACAGCACGCACGGAGTATTAAAGGCGTTTGCAGCCAACGGTATATCTGACGAGCCAGCATGCCCTGCAACAACGCTAACGATTATTAGGGTCCATAGGTGATATAATTGACAGATATTGTAGAAGAGCTACATAGATGCCAGTCGTGGATAGAGTCAGCGCTAGAAAGATCAGCCGGCACGCACACATTTGATGACGTTGTGCACTCTATAAGCTTAGGGACAATGCAGTTTTGGCCGGCACCAAAAGGCTGCGCAGTGACAGAGATTGTCACTTACCCTAAAAAGAAAGTGCTACATATTTTTCTGGCGGCTGGAGAGTTAGAACAAATTATAGATATGGATAGCTCAGCAGTAGAGTTTGCTCGGATGAACGGGTGTACTGCAATGAGTATTGCCGGACGCAAAGGATGGTCCAAGGTTTTAAAAGATAGTGGTTATCGAGAAACATACACAGTTTTAGGAAAGGATATCTAATATGTCAGGCGGCAAAGGCGGTAGTCAAACATCACAAGTATCGATCCCCGACTGGGTCCAAGGCCCTGCGTCTAGAAACCTTGAGCGAGCTGAGTCATTAGCTCGGGTAGGCTATGTGCCTTACTACGGGGGCTCTGTCGCGGCTTTTACTCCTATGCAGGAGCAAGCGATGCAGTCTACTGCTAACGCCGCAGCAGCATTTGGTTTGGCGCCGCAGATGAATGCAATGGCCGGGATGCCGCAGTCTCAAGACTTTAACGGGGTCCAAGGCTACGGAACAGGGCAGATGTTTGAGCAGGCATTATCAGACCTTGCCGCCAATCAACCCCGGCAATTTGCGGCATTTAACAATCAGTTTATAGGGCCTCGGCCTGACGGCTTGCTAGGCCAAGGAGCCTTCCCACAAAGAGCTGGACCAGCTGGGCCTATGGACGGGGGGTTCTTCCCGTCGATTGATGGAGGGCAGTTCTGATGGCAGGTAACGCAATGGGAGGCGGTCAGCCTCAAGGCGCCGCAGGCGGCAATGTATTTCAGCAGGCTCAGCAGGGGCAAACTGCGTCAATGCTGGGCTCAGCAGCTGGGATGGGGTATCAGCCATCT